AACTGAAGATCCAGATGAAGCAACTTCAGTTGCAAGTAATACTATTGTTGGTTTAGTTGAAACTACAAATGGATCTGCTGTAGAAGATTTATCATTATCAATCACAAAAGAAGCTATAGGTGATTATATTATTGAAAGTAGAAACCAGTATACTAACGCATCAACATCTGATTCTGCAGTTGACGGATTTATCACACTAGAAGCAAGAGAAGGTGAAGCAAATGAGGTTGATAAAGACCTACGCATGATTAAGGTCAATAATAATAATCCTCTTGGAACAGCAACAGAACTTAGACGACCTAGTATTCTAAGATCTGGTAACCATACATTTGAATATGTTGGTTTCGGTCCTGGTAACTATTCTACTGGTCTACCTTCAGTTCAGAACAGAGTTCTTACTGATGCTGAAACATTATTAGCACAGTCACAGAAGGAAGACGGTGGTATCGCATTCTACTCTGGTCTTAACAGTAATGGTGACTTGTTTATTGGTAACACTAGAATCTCTGCTGTTACTGGTGAGGAAGCATCACTTGATACTCCATCACTATCAATTGTTGGTGAGACTGCAAACTTACGTCCTGTATTTGATGAGATTATCGTTAGGGATAAGATCACAGTTGATGATGCTAACCTAGAATCAGTATTCAAAGGTTTCTTATCAGTTAACCAAGACATAAACGTATCTAAGTCAGTATATGCTGAGGACTTCACAATTACTGGAGATGCAGCAGATAATGAGGGTACTAAGAAGTTTGATGTTGTAACAGCATTACCTGGTTCTGGTACTGCTGCCAATAATGGTGACTATGCACTATTAAATAACGTCACTCGTGGATCATATCTAGGTTGGGTGTGGTCAACATCACAGAATGCATGGGTTAAGATGGGTCTTAGTGACACAGGTAACCTTAACATATCTGGTGGTAGTGGTGCAGGTGATGCTGCTGGTGACCTTCAACTCAAGAACGGACTTGGTATTGATATACAGTCAACTGGTACATTTAATGTAAACAGTGGTCTTAGTACACTTGGTGGTGAGTTAGATGTAACTGGAACTGTTGATATTAATTCAACACAGTCATCATCAAGTAATACTACTGGTGCATTGAAAGTCGATGGTGGTCTTGGTCTTGCCGAGAACCTCAACATGGGTGGTAACTTAACAGTTGATGGTAGTGCAAATATTAAGGGTAGCGTAACTTTAGGTGATGCTGCTACTGATAACGTCACAATTAATGCTGATGTTAATAGTAACATAATTCCAAATACTACTGGAACATATAATCTTGGTTCAGTAGCACAGAAGTGGGGAACAGTATATGCTGATGCAATCGTTGGTATCAGTAATGTAACTGCTAATATCACAGGTAACGTTACTGGTAATGTATCTGGTTCATCTGGAAGTTGTACTGGTAATGCTGCAACCGCAAGTCTATTACAGACTGCAAGAAATATTGGTGGTGTATCGTTCAATGGTGGTGCTAACATAGACCTACCTGGCGTTAACACTGCAGGTAACCAGAATACCAGTGGTACTGCAACTAATGCAGACAACATAAATATTGATGAAGCAAACGGTAACACTAACTATCAGGTAACGTTCTCAGCATTGAACAATGCAGGAATGAATAGACAGTACATTGATACTGATGATTCACATTTAGTATATAATCCTGGCACTGCTACACTATCTGGATTAAATATATCTGGTAGTACCATAACAGCAAGCACATTTGGTAACTCAAACCAAAACGCATACGGTGCAAGAACAGTTTCAACTGGTAATCCTACTGGTGGTTCAGACGGAGACATTTGGTATAAGTATTAAATTATGAGCGTCCCATACAATAGCACGATAGCATCTTATCTTGACGGACATACACATGTCAAGAAAGATGGTACATGGCAAATAGCAGAAGATGTACAGATAAAACATAGTGGTGCATGGCGTGATGCTAAGGCAGTATACGTCAAGACAGGTGGATCATGGCGTATAGTCCATGATGGTGAACACTTCTTATTCAATTATACACAGTCAAGTAATGATGCTAGTGAGTTTAACTTAGCAAGTTATATCTCTGGGCTAGGTTATGGTGGTAATCTAATTAAGGGATGTGTACAAATAAATGCAAAGAGACAGAGAGTTAACTTAGGAAGTTTCTCCTCTAACTCAAAAGTATATCTTGGTGTTGCAACTTATGGTAGCATCAAAGGACGTGGTGGTAATGGTGGTAATAGAGGTGGACAAAATGGCTCAGGTGGCCAGACTGCACTATACTCTGGTGGTACACCATTCATAATTAACAATCATGGAGTCATCGCTGGTGGCGGTGGCGGTGGAGGTGGTGGCATCAACGGTCAATGCACCTATCAGAATACATATCAGTATGGATGTATGAAGGGAAGTCAATGCGAAGGTATTGATCAACAATTCTCCCAACAACTTGGTGGGGGAGGTGGCGGTGGTGCTGGCTATCCTGGTGGCACAGGTGTTCATGGTGGTCAAAACGGTCAGGAAACTGGCGGTGGTGGCGGTGGAGGCAACGGTGGTTGTGGTGCACAGTCAGGTGGAAAAGGTGGAAACCTTGGACAAAATGGTCAAAATGCTACCAATGGTGGTAATGGTGCTGGTCATGGTACTGGTATCCAAGGTATCAACCATAGATATGAACAGGTAATTATGGGCGACGGTGACATCCGTGGCGGTACAAGTAACACTTAGGAACGAACTATGTCTTTAGAAGATATTGATCCGCAATTTAGATTAGATGCAGACGTTGCACCACAGTTTAAATGCGAGAATTACAACCCAGAGGACAGAACCTTTGAGGTATTTTACAACGATGGTACTCTCAACAATGATGAGTGGTATGGTCCCCTTTATATGGATCTAGACTCATTAAAACCAGAGACAGAAGAACCATTATTATTTCAAATAGGAGAACAAGTCTATTCTCATGTACAGAATAGCAGACTAGCAGAGTGTGATATGTCATCAACTACTCTAGTTCTCAGTCAAATGCTCGGACAGGTACAGTCAGTACCAATGGAAGAGTTGATGAGACACAAGGAAGCAATGGCAAAGAAAGATATACAGAACGTAGATCCAGTAGTGAAAGCTACTACAGTTGTTAATGTGTACAGTGAGGATGATTTCGACGAACAGTTTGAAGCATTGAGTGCTGCACTATCCGAAGAGGAGTAGCATGTACGAGCTTGCATCATCACAGGACAGTCGAATTGCACAATATACATTCGGCAGAAGTATAGCACAGTTTGGTGTTAGTGTATTCTCGTGCGATAAGGCACGCAAAGGCAAGAAAGTATTTGGTAATGACCCTGATCCTACTACTGAGATCATGCTCGATACACAGGATGATATTATATCTGCTCACATAAAGAGCAATCCTAACGGGAAGGTAGCAGGTTACGAGGATATCATACGGGAATGTGGTCAGACATATCAAGTACACCACAGAACTGTATCATTTGGTAGTACATGGAGGAGTGACTCACTCAAGCCAGCACACTATTCATTGCTATATCATGCTAACTCACACACTCACTTCCGTTTTCCTGGTCTAAACAGACTAGTATCACAAGAGGAAGGTGGTACTGTTGCGTGTTCAGGGTTTGAAGACCTAAGTGCAACCAATCGTAAGGTTCATGTGTATGAGAGTAGTAACAGCTTTACACCAGCAAGTATTGGTAGTATAATAGTACCTATGAATGATATCTACTATCATAAGAAGAAGGTGTACCAACATTATCCATTCCCGATATCAGAACTAGATACTGTACAGATCTCGGTGGATAAACCAACGTTAGTGTTGGAATTTATTACAGACCAACAACCAGATGTTGCACAATTCACGCAATCATGGTTAAATCAGATAGAAGAGGGATTAATCGAAATCGTAGACAGGTAAAATATGAAATGTGAATACACTGTTAATGATCAGTTAGATGGTCTCACAGTACTATATCATAAAGGATGCAGTAAAGGTTTCAAGTTCTTCGGGGATGACCCAGAGGAACACAGACACTATATCAAACAAGAGCATATTGATATGGTCAAGGACATGTGGCCTGATCATAAAGATGAGTTTCCAGTAGATTATGTACTTCGATTCTATATGCATAGCAGGTGTTTAGTGTTTCCTGAGGGTATATGGATGAGTGAGACAGCAAGATACCCGCAGTATCTGAGGTATAGACCTGGTGCTAACCTCAGTTTTCGTGTAACTGGGATGACTAGGTTCACAGCATTGACTGATAATGCGAGTGCTATCTGTATTGGTTCTGATCCAGATGCGGATCAGATACCTTTATTGCGTAGGTTAGTACACAAATGCTCAGGAAGTACTATGTTTATGCCACTATCTCCACAGTCCATACTCGTACCTACGCAGAACTGTAAGTTCGGTGAGCAGAATATCAAGGAAGGATCACCAAGAGTTGCCAAATCTGAATTTGATGTGTTAGAATTTGAGAAACCAGGTTACCTGATAGAGTTTATGAAAGAACCTATGTCATTAGAGGAGGAGTTTATCAACTATTGTCATCAATGGTTATCCAATGACATTGAGGTGTTTGATAGATGATGTTCATAGAAGACGGAAGGACACCAGTATGGCAAGATCATTTGGATCATCCTCCGCTAGAGTATAAGCATCTTGAACGTGATAGGTTTGAGGAGTTACTCGATATGATGATAGCAGCATACCCAGAGCATGAACTAACGGAGTGGTTGAAGCGTGGGTTCGCTATGAATGAGGGAGATAGTACCATAACATTCAGTAGTCTGCAAGGATATCGTGTATTACAGTGGCACATCAATCACTTTGATGAGGAAGATGCGGAGAGTTATGATATAATGTTTGGTGAAGAGGAAGAAATGGATTGGGATGACGATTGGGACGATTAAATTAGTGTCACAATAGCTTGCATATCCGCATGATTCATACTATAATAGTAATATAAACAACAGGAGACACATGACAGTAGCAACCGCACCTGCAACACTCGAAGAAAGAGTACAAGGTTGGGCTAAAGATCTTTGCGACGCACTAGATCTAAACTTCAAAAAGCAATCAATCCAAATGCACGAGAGATCTCTTGCGGATGAGAGATCATATTCAGAGTATCATGAGGAGCAACTAGACAAGATTGCGTTTGGTACTGCTAACCTAAACAGATTTGTAGCATACACAGGTCGCAAGTACATCAAGATCGTTATGCAAGAGTTTGGCAGACACGAGACAGAGTACAAGGACAGCAGTGTTCATGCATTTATAGATAAGAAGACAGGTGAGGTGTATATGCCTGCAGGTTATAATGCACCAACAAAAACAGGTAAGTATCCAGTAAGATGGGACTTACGTATCATCAAGGATAGAGAGTATATCCTTAATCCAGTAAATTGCACATGGTCTGGTGGTTATCTTTACGATAGATCACACTTACCTAGCAAGTACGTTTAAGACCCCACAAGGGGTCTCTGACCCCTTCTAGCACAGTAGAAACATGCCAGTATATAGAGACTACGAAATTAGACTTAATCTTAATGAACTAATAGAACACAGGATTCCAACCTGTGATTTGTTGCATCCAGACCATTGCTTAACTGAAGCACAAGTTGCACAGATAGCACATGATATTAATATGGATTTAGATCTACATCCCATATATCATCAGATAGATGATCACATCATGCGTTATGTTAAAGCAGCAGGTATTGATAATACAGATCATTGGGTAGAACCTAGACTAGAAGACTTATGAATGACATAACCATATTCATATTTGGTATTATGTTTGCAGCAACTGCAAGTGCAACCTTCGCATTTATGTGGAGGATGACAGGTTCACTCCTTGAGGATGTGAAGAAACCACGGAAGATAGTGCATCCTGAGATGAAAGATGTGCAGAGTGGCGATGAACTATTAGTATTTAAAGCGGAAGACAATGACAGTGAAGATTAGTAATCTTGACGATAACAAAACAGTGATGGATATGTTCCCAGTTGGGATGTATGCAAGACACAATATCCTCACTCATGATGAGAATGAGATTTTGATGCGGAAAGTACAGAAGATGAGAGAAGTCTTTGGTATTGGAAACACAGAAGAATGGTTGAGTGGTAAGTATTCTCCTGATAATTGTTTTAAAATATCGTGTCTAACAGAATCACTGGAGTTCCAACCACTCATAGGTAAGGTAACTGAAGCGGTACATGAGTGTGCAAGATACTATGGGAGCTTCGGAGAGTATGAATGCACAAATGGATGGTATAACGTATACACATCTGGACGTTATCAAGAGTTCCATATACATCCTGGTAATATATTCTCCGCAGTTTATTTCCTACAAATACCAGATGGTGCACCTGGCATCACATTTAAAAGACCTGGTTTCGGTGGTATGATGCCACCAAAAGATATACAAGTAGAATCTCCATGGCATCAAGAGTTTATGGTTGCACCTCCTAAAGAAGGAACTGTAGTAATATTCAGATCAGATTTATATCATAGTGTACCTCCTTTGACTTTTGATGGAGAACGTGTTACAATTGCTCTTAACTTCGCATAACTTATGAATGGATGGTATGTAGTATTTTGGACAGTATTAAGTCTGTTCATTCTCAGATCTCTTGGTGTATTCAAACCAAGTAAAAAGAAAAAGAAAAAGAAATGAGGAAAATCTGGAGGATCTGGGCAAAGGCACTAGGTCAGAAGGAAGGTAAGAATGATAAGGAAGCGGATATCATAGCCATGATCCGAACCTTTATTTTCTTACAACTCATCATTACCAACTGTTTCATCGTAGCAGGTAACATTCGTCATTGGAATGACCATTACGAAAGACCACACTACGAATTGACAGAACAATGATTTGTTGCTATCATTAGACTATGAACATTTTTGTTACCGATCCAGATCCAATAGTATCAGCACAGTGCTTGCCTGACAAACATATTGTCAAGATGCCACTAGAGACATGTCAAATGTTATCTATTGTTGCATCAGAGAAGTGGGGTCATGGTTTTGGCACATTACCTAAACTTAATGGCGAACCATACAAAACAGACAAAGGTGCATTTCGTAATCATCCTTGTACTATCTGGGCACAGACTAACTTCTATTGGTTAATAGAACATGGTCTTGCATTATGTGCAGAGTATACTCATAGGTATAACAAAGTCCATAGTTGTCAGCATACTATTGAATGTGCTGATATTATGTTTCCATCTTGCCCACCACCCACATCCTTTACAAGAGCTATGCCAGATGAGTTTAAATATGACACAAGCATTGACACTTTTACTGCTTACAAGACTTACATTGCCAGCAAACCTTGGGTTGCATCTAATTATCTTCGTGACCCATCCCGCAAACCAGATTGGTTATGACTTACTTTAAACAAACATGTGATAAACCTTATGACAGGCATCACTATAAGATAGTTTGCAACAATAAATCTTTTGTGGTAGAATCATGGAATGAGGTTCAAGAGTGGTGGTGGAATAACTGTCATTCACCAACATTTAATGCAGTAGTACATGTATTAGATAAACCAAAGAAAAAACCTAAAGGATTTTAATGAATAAGATACTGTTCGGTGATTGCCGAGAAACATTAAAGACAATCACATCACCAGTTCAAATGTGTGTGACTAGTCCACCATACTACGGCCTACGTGATTATGGAACTGCTACGTGGGTAGGAGGAGATCCAAATTGCAATCACATGAGAGATTCAAAAGTCAATCCTAGTAATTGTATCACTGGACATAAGAACCATGATAAGATGGCAGGAGTTGGGGATGCAATATACAAAACTGTTTGCCCTAAGTGTGGTGCTGTTAGACAAGATAGTCAGATAGGACTTGAAGAAACACCAGAAGAATATATTGAAAATCTTGTATCTGTTTTTAGATCAGTGCGTGATGTGATGACTGACGATGGCACACTGTGGGTCAACATAGGTGATAGTTATTACAATTACAGACCTGGTAAAGGACAAGCATTACCAAAACAAACTGTAAGTAAAACTAAACAAGATTTACCTGATGAATGTGCTAAGAGAGGTAACAAACTCGAAGGTCTCAAAGAGAAAGATCTGATAGGTATACCATGGATGTTAGCATTTGCATTGCGTGCAGATGGATGGTATCTCAGACAGGATATTATATGGCATAAACCTAATCCTATGCCTGAGAGTGTGAGAGATAGGTGTACTAAATCACACGAATATATTTTTCTACTTTCTAAAAATCGTAAATACTATTATAATAATGAAGCAATTAAAGAACCCGTCAAGCAAGACTGGGGTACAAGAGACCGCAGTAAAGGTAAGTACCATAATCCTGGCACTGGCTTGGTTCCTCATAGTGGGTTATCCAAGTCTTACACTACTAAAAACAAACGGGATGTTTGGACAGTAACAAATAAACCATATAAGGGAGCACATTTTGCTTGCTATCCACCTGAGTTAATAGAACCATGTATAAAAGCAGGAAGTGAAGAAGGTGATATTGTATTAGATCCATTTATGGGATCAGGAACAACAGCAATTGTTTCTAAATCGTTAAATAGACATTATATTGGTTGTGAATTGAATGAAGATTATGGTAAACTTCAAAAGAAGAGATTAAGTGAGAAATCATTTGCGAGGTTAAAACTAGAATGACAGAAAGAATAGAAGAAACAATACTTCGCAATCTAATATACAATGAGCAATACTATCGCAAGGTAGTGCCATTTATAAAAGCAGACTATTTCCAAGAGTACCATGAAAAAATTGTATTTGAAGAGATTGCTGACTTCGCTGCTAAGTACGATAAAGTACCTACTAAAGAAGTCCTCACAATTAATCTCCAGAATAGAGGAGACCTTACAGAAGAGACATTCAAAGATTCAGTACAGGGAATAAATTCTCTATCTGATGAGTGGGTGGATTATGACTGGTTGTTAGATGCCACAGAGAAATGGTGTCAAGATCGTGCTATATACTTAGCACTCATGCAGTCTATTAAGATTGCTGATGGCGGAGATAAAAAGTTCACAAAGGGTGCTATACCTAGTATTTTACAAGATGCTTTATCAGTTTCGTTTGATGAACATATAGGACATGACTACATTGAACAATCATCAGACAGATACGAATTCTACCACAGGAAAGAAGAGAAAATTCCCTTTGATTTGGAAAAGTTTAACTTTATCACGAAAGGTGGTCTCCCTAACAAGACTCTCAACGTCGCTCTTGCTGGTACAGGTGTCGGGAAGTCTTTATTCATGTGCCACGTGCGCTAGCTCCGTCTTGTTGCAAGGACGGAACGTATTATACATTACATGTGAAATGGCAGAGGAGAAAATTGCTGAAAGAATTGATGCTAATTTGCTAGATATTGCAGTAGATGATCTCCATGCATTGTCTAAAGATATGTATGACAAAAAGATTGAGAATCTAAGTAAAACAACAAAAGGAAAACTAATAGTCAAGGAGTATCCAACTGCATCTGCAAATGTAAACCATTTTCGTGCATTGTTGAATGAGTTGAATCTGAAACGATCATTTATTCCAGATATTATTTTTGTTGATTATTTGAATATCTGTACTTCATCAAGAATACGACAAGGAGCAAATGTCAACTCTTACACATATATA